TGGAAAAATAAGTTCCACCCGAGTTAGTCCATGTGTCAACGGTGACCGTGGTTCTACTGGTTGGGATTACTTCGTCTTTGACTTCAATGTCAAATCCGGCTTGCATTGCTCTATTCCAGGTTAGTGCAGTTTCCAATCCATTGCCATCAACAAAGGTAGCGCCTAGCTTGTAAATTCCACTGGGTGTGGTCATTAGATCTCTGGCAAAGATAGTTAGTCTGGCCTGTCCAGATTCTGGAACTGTAGCAATTGCACGACGACGGAAAATTGTAGTTCCTGTTACGGTGTCCCATAAGGTAACTGTTAGTTCTTTGTTTAATAAACTCACCGGTCTGCGATCTGATCCTGTAACGGTAAGATCTAACAAATTATCTACACCTTTAAACCAGACTATGCGCTGGTCAGTGTAACTTGGTACATGCCGTGTTAGGCTATGTCCGGTGCCTGCACCTGCATAGTTAAGGGAAGCTGTTGGAATAGTTGTATTTAAAGTAGCCATGTCATTATTTAGCAGGACACCTGGTCAATCAAATGGTAAGTACTAGCGATGGATAGTAAATTAAAAGAATTTCTAGAGCGATTTCCCTTTATGAGCTTGATTCGTTACGGTGACAACGAGCTTGTAGGTATCGTCCAAAACAGTGACCAAACCGTGGTCACTATGTATGTCTACAACCAGCTCAAAGGCGACGATGACAAAACTGCTTTTATTGAGTGTGGCGAAGAATGGTGGTGGGGTTCAAATCGCTTAATCCCCATCAACATTGTGCTCAAAGAGCCCATGCGGAGATTTGCTTATATCCTCAAAACCTTTAGTACCAAAGACTTTGAAATGCTGTATGGGCATCAAACCAGCCTGACAAATGTCATTACTAAACGGACTAAGCGGCGCCAAATTAGCCTTATTAGAAAGATGTCTTAGTGCTGATTTGTACTTTTTAAAAGTACAAGTTCTTCGCAAATTAGATTCATCTGCGCCACAATTGCAACTGCATAAGCCACTGCGTGTGCCTTTTTAAAGTAGTACTCGCCGTTTTTAGGCTTCGTCCAAACTTCCTTCATAATCGTCGTCCATGGCTTCCCAATCAGGTATCTCTTGGCGGGGCGAATCATCGCTAAGACGGCAGCTAATTGTTCCACGGAAGTAGGGCAGGTCTTCTTCAGAACATCCCCATGCCCGTTCAAATGAAATAACAGATCGACAAATTCCTCTTGTTGTAAAAGTTCCCATACTGGCTCCTGATTGGCAAGCTTATCCAAATGCTCTTTGCTTTGGACTCGTTGATACAAGTTCACATTCAGTAAGTCAACTTTGAAAAATCCCAGCTCTTCGGCTGCTTCATAGTCAACACTACACCAGCCTGTATAAGGATTCACAGGTACCGGATGAAAATACACACCAGTCTTGTGCTTTTGTTTATTGCCATTGGAATTTTGCATTGCTGGAATGCACTTTAGCAGGCCAAGTACCTGCTCTCTGTTGGCAAAGTCAATGTCAATGTCAGGCTGATTTATCATTTTTAATCATATCTGTTAGTAACTTTTGCTGTTGCTTGATTTCGTTGAGTTCTTGAGTCAGCCTATCAAGCTTTTCAATAAACTCCACTAATCTGCGTTCTAAGGACTCATACTGAGGGCCTGCCGCATCATTGTGTTGATCCAGGTTACCTCGCTTGTTTCCTTGTTGAGTTTTCTTTTCCACCATTCCGTATCCACATGTTTAGCAACTATTGTTACTTGTCCTGGCTCCATGCGATCAATGAGACTTTGAGCGGCATCTGTCGAATAGATAATCCAAGGACTAATCTTACCCATAGTTATCATATTCATTCCAGTGACTGGTGACACCGTTGCAAAAAAGTTTCTCCAGTCGTTGCCTGTACTCAATCCCCATTCCTGCATAACCAAGATGGTTCTTTCTAATGCTCTGGCTGCACTTTCTTTTTTTGATGCTTCCTGAACATACAACTGATAGGTTCCTGGCTTTTGCCAATCGCCTAACCTCACACCCATCTTAAACAGCCAGTTAATAAACTTATCACATTCGTATGGCTTCAAGTCTATCAAATAATTAGCAAATTTAATAAAAGCCAAATAGTCAGGACTACGAACAAAATCTTCAAATGTCTTGGTCTTTTTAGCGTTTGGACTCACATACTTTAAAAAGTCTAACCATACACTAAATCCAATCCTACTTTCAGCTTCATCCTTGTTCATCCAGCGACGCTTCTTTTCGCACATATGGCTGCTTAAAGTACGCTCTCTGGTGAATGACTTGTTACAAAATTTACATTTATATTCCGTAGTCATTTATTTAAACAATTCTTTGATATCTTTATCACTAAGGTTTTGAGCTCTAGCCATATCTTCCAGGAAGTCATTGCCATTGATCTCTCGAAACAGCTCAATCTCCTCGTCTGCCAGTGATGGGAATCTCTCAATTAACCAGGCGGTTAACTTGTCTTTCTTTTGACCCTTGGGAGGAATAAATTCATGTCTAAGCTTGGAACCAAGACCACACAAGGCAATCACACGCCAGCGCATCTCGTCATGCTGGCTGGTAGTAGCAATGTAGTCAATGTTGGATAAGTCATTTATGGTAACAAGATAATGCTCTTGGATTTCTCTGCTTCCTTGTACCTGACTTGCCCACCTTTGAGCCATATAGGTGTTTACAGACTTGCGGTCCTCGTCAGACAACTTGGAATAGTAGTCGCCGTTTCGCAAGTCTACCGCAGCCATTACCTGCTCAATGGGCACCTTGTATGCGGCTGTGCTGGTTTTCTTTTTTGTTGCCATGCGCTAATATTAAAACCAAATCTTGTTTAAGTCAAGTACTTCAGGCACCTTGTTTACTTCTTTGAGAAAGAAAGCGCACATGGGATTATCTTTCTTTTCCAGTGGTACTGCCAGTATGTGACCAAATTTAAGCTTGGGCACATACCATTTGACTTCTTGGTAAATGTTTACGACTTCAACCTTTTGCCAGCTGGGCTTATAACCATTGATAGGGTTAAACACAAAGGTGCTGAAGCCACGATCGTTAAGACTCATGATGCTAATGACTTCAGGCTCTCCATGGTCAGGCTCACCAATAATCAATGACCAATCAAGTGGAACCTTGACTTCGTATTCACCGATACGCAATACTGCCGCCGGGCAACTAAAGCTTTCTAGGAACACCAAGGGCACAAACACATAATCCACATCAGCAGGATTGCTGTAGTCAAGAACGCCGTAACGCAAGTCTTCGTCAATTTCTTGAGGCAACCGATCCAAGTCGTAGGCTAAATTGTTAACTGTTAAAATATTCATTTATACAAAACCTTTTCTGTTTGGTAGGGATAGTTTGCTTCCTCATAGAACTTTTTGCGCTTGGCCAAATGTCTTTTAGCAAACTTTGCTGTACTTGTAATGTCCCAAATTTGAACAAAATCTTTGTCCTGTGCTTTTCTTATTCCACGCCCAATGCTTTGAATTACGCGAACAAAACTCTTGCCAGGTTCCACAAGAACAAGATTAAAAATGCGAGGAATATTAATACCAACAGCAGCCACTCCATAGGTCGCAATAATGATTTTATTGTCGCTGACAGTGATTTCATCATATTCTTCCTTTCGGTCTTTGCTTTTCATAGTACCGCTGACAAAAACACTATCCTTAAGACGCTGTTCTAGCATTTTACCGCAGGCAATACGATCCACAAGAACTAGAGTGTTACCACCTTGACTAATGGCATCAATGGTTCGTGCTAGCTCGTCTAGGCGCCGCTCATTGGAAGTCAAATAAGTCAGTTCTTCTTGATAGGTCTTGTAGTCAACCTTGTCTTCAAATTGCAGTACCTTGACATGACAATTGCTTAACACACCAATGTCCTGTAGCTCACTGGCAGCTAGTCGATGCAAAACCTGTCCTAGGCTAGCAATCAAGCTGACATATTCATGTTCTTCTTTGGGCACGGTGCCAGTAAGTCCCCAACGAATTGGTACATTGGCAAACGGGCCAGTTAGTAGTGTTTTAAGGACATCTGCTTTGGCCATGTGTACTTCATCGACGATGACTGCAACCAAGTTGTCTGAAATTGCATCAATGCCAATTTCACTGAGACCTTCTTTGTGCCTTTTAATTAGACTGTTGATGCTTTGCCAAGTAGCAATAGTATGTGTGTGTCCTAGATCCTTTTCGTCGCCAAAGTAAACACCCACATCAAGACCCATGTTTACATAATCAGCATGTGTCTGCCTTACTAGGTCTTTGTTGGGAACAATAACCAAAGTCCTACCATAAGGTTCACAGCAGAGACTCATGGCTGCTGTCATTAGAGTTTTACCAGCGCCTGTGGCAATTTCTTGAACACCGTGAGGATGAGAAAGAAACCTATTGATACATTCTACTTGATAGTCGCGTATCTTGATAGGCTGACCTTCTGCAGGGTGACCTTTGGGCCAAACAATGTGGCTAAAGGTGTCTTCGGTAACTTCTACGAAATTGAAATTGTGTACGAGTCTACGATCTTCAATTTCAATACGCCAACCTTCTTCATCAAGGATTGGCAGTACCCGATCTAGTAAATTTAGATAGGTTGCACCAGCAGTGGTGAAGAACCCAATCTTGCCGTCCCATCTTCCCAAGCGAAAGGCTGGTACATGGTAAGCATATGGTAATTGATATTTTAGTTTAGCTTCGCATCTTCGGCGTGTTGATGCATCCAAGTCATGAAACTTGATGTTTACTTCGTCTCGGATTTCTAGTCGACATATTCCTGGCATGACTTATTATAGCAATTAATGCAGACAATGTATACGACTAACATTGCCATAACACTCAAAGTTGTTCTTTGGGAGAGCTTATACTTAGCACAAAAACCATGATTTTAAAATAGGTAATTTTGCCAAAAGCAGTCAAAAAGAAAGGCTCCTAGAGCCTTTCTTTAATCAAGTAGATTACAACACCACTGGTGTGTACTCGATACCAGTTGTAGCAAGACCAACCAAACCAATGGCGGTTTCAAATGCTGGCAACTCGCTGGCGGCAACCAGTACATCAGCTTGCGACAACTTACTATTGGTCATCCATGCTGTGTAGTCTGTGACTTGTGTCAATGTAGCATCTGTGCCGAATACATTTTTGTAAACATGCTTGATGAATGTTTCGTCACTGACCCCACCTGCGTCTGTTTTATAAACATCTGTGGCCAACAATGCTTGAGCCAATTGCTTGTTGGTCCAACCTGCATCGGCTAGAGCAATCCCAATGCCTTCGTAAGCTTTGGTAACATCAGATGTGCCAAGTGCGGCAGCTAACAATGCATAAACATCTCCGGCGCGGCCGGCAGCATCATAAGCAATGGCTTTATCTGTAAACACTACACGCTCGTGGTCAGCAAGGTTGAATTCAACATTAGTAACCAATGTACTGTCTAATTCAATTTTATCAGCAGACTTGGTCACAGTATATTCTGTGCTTGCACCACCCATTGTGTAAGTATCAACGCCTGTGGTACCTGTAACATCAACTTGGATGTCAACAATACCGTCACCGTAACGGCCGGTACCTACTACACCAAATGTAGCAATCTTACCTGCCGCACCAACTGTAGCAACTGTAACGATTAAGTTGTTAGCGGCTGTACCACCCAATGCTGTACCAGCAAGAGTAATTGTGTCCCCTGCGGCATATCCTGTGCCTGCACTGGCGGCAAGCTCATCTAAAACAACAGAGTAAACTCCGTTTGTCTTTGTAACATCAAAGGTGGCGCCGTCACCAGAGCCACCTGTTAAACCAGTAACATTTTGGTATGTAGTGTTAACTGCTTTATCCTTGATTGTAATAGTTGTTGTCATAATTTTTCCTTTGTATATGATTTATAAACTAAAAAATTGTCTATATAATCATTATACACGATTTCACTGGTCAAACATGTGCGTGTACGCACATGTTTGACACGATTGTTAGAACAAATCGCCAAAAAGAAAGGGCTCCAAAGAGCCCTTTCCCCACCAACTGCATTCCACGCAAATAGTCAGCCAGTTGGTGTTAACCGCCAGTCTTCAATAGAAAACGATTTGAAA